GAAATCCTTCGCGATGGCCGACTTCAATCCAACCTTTGCCGTCGCAAAGAGAGCAGAGACGCTTCCAAAACAGGCTTTTGATAAACCAAATCATATTGTTTTCAATCCACGCGCCATGGATGACGCGACTTGGAATCAGGATACACCAGATGTGGATTGCTTCACGGCAGAATCGTAGGCTTTCTGCAAATCGGAGCAGTAGCGAATGACTCCTGTCGGCGGGTTGGCCGTCTTATGGCCAAGGTTCCAGATTTGACCGATTTCAGTCAAGTTCTTCGGCTCGAAGTATGCCACGTAGGAATTGAAGTGGCTCACGAATGACCGCGCACAGTCGTCAAGGCTGGTTTCGAGTTCGGCAGGAGTAAACCCTGGGCAGTTGATCAGCATGGTCTGCCAGGGGCCAAAGCTGGACGCCCCGTCCCGGCCATACTTCGCCACGAGAGAGCGCTGCGCAGGACTCGAAGCCCATACCGAACCGCCTACGTCGTATGCGGGTTCATGGCGCGGCCCGCAGTCGTTGCCTGTGCTGCTCTCGTTAGAAGCCAGTGCAGCCATCACACGTTCGCCGTCGAGTCCTGTCGGGACTTTCAAAACCGGACCATACTTTGCGCAGGATGCCAGGACTTCGATCTTTTGAAAACTGTTCATGTTGCCCTCATAGGTCGTCGGGTTGAGGAAGATCGCGGGGCCATCCCGGATTAGGACTCGGTGTATCCATGGCGAATCCGTTTTAGTGCACTCGGAAGATAAAATTTATAACCCACCCCAAGAACGCGCCCATGATGCCAAAGGCGGCCGCGTAGCCGGTCATGAGCATCTTCCATTTCTCCTGGGCCGTGAGCCGCTTATTGATCCCTTCGATAACAGTAGGGAGGTCTTTCGTGGCCGCTACGAGCAGGGCTAGATCAGTTTTCAGACCCGCCAGGGCCACACCGTGCTCTTCCAGCAGTCTTGTCTGCGAGTCCTGCCTCTCTTTGGTAAGCTCGTCCCGCTGTTTGGTCAGTTCCTCGATGCGCTTCGCGAGCGCATTCACTCCGGCGAACTGGTTGATGTTCGTTTCGCGCTCTGCCATTGATTCCCCTTTGGTATCAGTTCACGACTTCATGCCAGGAGTTCAGTATGAAGGTCGCACCGTTACTGATCGTTTGGATTGTTACCTTAAACGTCGCCCCAGGGGGAACGCGTAAATCGAATCCTGAAATATTCTCCGTGTTGCAATCATTGTTTATTTCCGAGTTATTGTTTATTTCCGCGTAAAGGAGTGGAGATCCGTTTAGGTATCCTGTCAGCATCCCTCTCGGCCCAGTACATCCGCCGGTGCTGTCGAACTCTTGGATGTTTACGTACTCGTCCAGCCAGTGCGATGTGGAGTTTGTGTATGTATTCGAAGCGGCATAAGTCGAACCACCCGCGCACGATACTCTAGTGCAGTCGTTGATGGTCCAAGAGGACGAACCTCCCGTAATAGATATGACCCTCCCCTGCGCGTCTGTGGTAATAGATGTCGGATTTGCGTATGTACTAGCCGTTCCGACTGACGGCAGCCCGACACTTGTCTTTCCCGTCCCGTTTGCGGCTGACAGAGTAGCGTCGAAGTTGATAATTGGCTGTTGGGGAAGCGCAGTCCCGGCAGACTGTACGGTCTGGTAGTAGAAGGATGGAATGCTTCCGATCTGACTCCACAGCACCTGAGCGCAGTTTGCCGCCCAACTCGTCGTATCGCCTTGCGAGTAGAGTCCTGCTCCGCATTGCGTTGGGGAGTGATCGGACGCAGATGCTGTCGTGGCGTTGCCGGTCAGCGGCCCGATGAATCCTGCGGCGTCAGTGAGCGCGCCGGTCATTGTGCCGCCGGCCGCCCAGTTGTCAGCCATGGCAACATCGGGAACGAAATACTGACCGTAAGACGAGTTGATCAGAAGCCCGTAATGCCCCACATGGGCGCAGAAGAAGTAGTTGCCGCCAGCGTCAGATGTGAATGGATTTGTGGGGGTTGCTGTGCTGAGGGACGTCGATGTATAGATGTTGACCTTGTTCGCAATGCAGTTGGATGCAGTTGAGCCTGGCGTGCAGAGCGCAACGGTCGCATAGGGTATCGGGGCAATGACACCGTTTGAGATGGTCTGCGCGACGTTGTTCAGACAGACACCGATCGGAGCCTGAGCAAGCGCGGCGACGGCGAAAAGCCAAAGAGACGTGAGGGCAAGGATTCGCTTCACAGGGCCTCCGGAGACTTCACCAACTGCGGGCCAGCAACTACGGCCTCTTGCGGTTTCGAGTCCTGATTCGGTGCCTGTTGCTCGATGCGCCCAACGATCTGCGTCGAGATGATCTTCCGGCATTCTGGGTTTCCGCAAAAGATGATGGCACCGATCATGCCGCCGGGAAAGATCTGGTTCATGATCGAGAGCCGGGCCGGATCGTCTGCGCAATACGGGCAGGCCGGCAGCATAACAGGAGTCACAAGAGCGGTTTCGTTCGGTTCAATCTTCGTTTCCATCGGTGTTCCCTCCAAAGTGAAAGACTCGCCACCGAGCCTCTTATCAAGGTCCTGTGGCGAGTCAGACTGGTTCTGTACCCGTCAAAGCGATTGTACCTCACCCTAGTAGCGGTAGAAAGCGATGTGCGTTGCAGTGGGCGGCGGGGCGATGGTGTACGTGATTGTTGCGCCGCTCAAGGCGAAGTCAACCCCTCCCGACTTCAGGAGTTGGTACCCACGGTACAGGCGAAGACTGGCAGCCGGGTTTGGAGCTTGCGGGAGCGTGAAGACCTTGTTGGTCCCGTCAAAGGTTCCAGTCGGGGTGATCCAATCGGCAAAGTTCGGTGCCACTCCAGTTCCCGCATAGGTCCCCCAAGCGAGGAACGATGCGCTGCCAATCGGCACAGATGGCACAATGACGTTGCCGTCAAGAATGGAGTAGTCAGTACCAATCTCCGCAAATACTGAATCAAGCAGGCACCGAGCAGGCTTGAAGAAGTTGATGATCGTGGACATGTATCCGAGTTGATCGGGAGACGCTCCCATGCTCTGAAAGAGGCCGTTGCGGTAGAGTTCAATGGAAATCGGGGCGTCTGGCAGTACTAGATTCGAGCCCGATACGGTCGGCACAACAGCATCGAAGTATAGTGGCGTCCCGTCCGTGGCCTTGCGCATCAGGATGCACAATGATGAATTCAACGCAGGAGCAAAGGCCATCGTGAGTCCCGTCCCAGCCGATGTGTAGTCAACTCCCGGACGCTGCAAGAGCCCGTTGTAGAAGACGCGGAGAGAACTTCCCACTGGAATTGAAGGGAGACTGAATACGCAGTTGCTTCCGTCGATGGTTCCGATGGGCGATTGTCCCGATCCGCTCACTCCCACGCGGAAGACAGCCCATCCCTGGTTGGATGGATATGACGATCCACCCCAAGATGCCTGCCCTTCGAATAGCGCGGCGTTGAATCCGCAGAGGGATAGCGCTTGGCTGATAGCGCCCGGCGTGCCCATGATCTTGTGGAGCGGCAAAGCGTTTTGAATGATGGTCTGGGGAGTGACGCCCAACGCCTGCATTGGGACACTGGGAATCATCATGTCGAGTTCCCAAATCAAGTAAGGCAAGATGGAAGCCGGGAGGTTGTTTCCAAGAGTCCTGATAAGCAGAGGAGTCAGGTCGAGAGACTCAAGGCGCGCAGAGAGTTGCATGTGGGCTTGAGTTCTTAGGTCGTTGATTGATGATGCGGGCCTGAGATTGTTTGCCATGTTGCTCAGGCCCTCCTATGGCCTATCCTTATATTTCATAACCTGCCGTCCCGCGGATTTGCATCCCAGCCCGATCCTGCGGATTATTGCGTTGTCTTCACTGTCTCATGGTGCTGGTATCCGCCTTCAGTCTCCCAATGCTTTCAAAATGCCTTCAACTTCTTCCAAATCTTTGACCAAAAGAACGTTATGCGCGTTTTTTGCATCGAGGATATCAGCCGACAGCCGGTAGCGCAAGTCAGAATCCACCTTGATTGAACAAGCCTGTCCTACGACAAAGCCCGTTGCAACCAACAAGATCATCACCAGCAATACGCTATGTTTCATGCTGCCGCCGCCGCTGCCGCACCACACGAAAATTGTGAAACAATCCGTCCCATTTTCATCCTTTCAGGGAGTCAAGTACGTAAATCCCTTAATTTCCTTCTGGTCCGCGCCATGTTGTCATCCTTACTGCATCCGTTCGACAGTCAAG